ATGAGATTGCTGAACCAAATTTTTGAAACATATTTGGTTGATTTTTTATAGTTGGTTTTGGTTTTGCAGCAACATCTGCTTTCAAATTCGTGAATGTCTTATTTGGAATTGCACTATATCCCTGAAATGCATCTTCTCTATCAGTCATCCCAGTAATCTCATCTGGAGAAACTGCAGAAGGTTTATTTACTGCTCTTGATACTTCAAAGGTGTTATTCCAGTTTTTTACATTTGGTCTTACACTTCTTTTCCAATATTCAATAGATGCATCCAGTGCAATATCTTTATTCATTAAAAGTTTTGGATTTCCAACCAAATCTTTACCAATTCTTTTTCCAATATCCTCATAATTTGCTCTTCCAGTAACTTGCAAATACCCTCTACCAATATAATTGTATGCATCATCAGCATTACGATTACCAAGACCAAGAGCAGGATTTGCATATCCCTTAAAATATTCATACCCAGGTTTTCCTGGTGGATCATTTGGACTTGAATTGTATTTTTCTCTCTGAGGTTCTCCAAAATTTCCTCCAGATTCGTGTTTAACTTGTGACAAAAATGCCTTAAGTTCAATTGGGTCTGTAATTCCTCTTTGTTTTGCTCTGGAAGCAAACTTAAGTTCAATTGGAGATAAATTTGGAAGTGTTGATTTGGGAGTAGTTGATTTTGGAGAAGGTTTAACAGTGGGTTCTTTCATAGAAGATTTGACAGACTTTTGTTCTCTTTCTCTTTTTTCTAAAATTCTATCCCTAACATTTTCTTTTTGATCACCAATCATTCCACCACCAGCAGCATAAGTGGTTCCAGAAACAATCTTTGGTTGATTAGTTCCTCCACCAGCAGCATTCATTGACTCCAGAGTATCCACACCATACTTCTGCACGGCACCACGAGACATTACAAACTCACCATCCGTGAGCATTGCCGGAACTTTATCTACACCTTTTTGTCCCCCAATCAGACCACTCACAGTTTCTTGAATTTTTCCAGACCCAAGACCAGCACCCAGTAACATACCAAGAGGTCCAAACATAGAACCCATTCCGGCACCACCCATCATACCTTTAAAGTTTAACCCACCACCGGCAAACTTTGGAATTACAAATCCACCACCAGAATATCCTTGAGTCTTTTGTTCTTCTCCACCAATTCCACCAAAATTTTCAATACCTTTACTTACGGCCATTGTGGTGCCGACAGTTGCAGTAAGTTCTAATCCTGCTCCTAAAAGTTTTCCATATTTTCCACCAAGAAACTTTGCTGCTCCTGCTGCCTTTCCGACACCTGCCTTTGCTAATAATCCTGCTGCAGCAGCTGCAAGTTTAATACCTCCACGAATAACAATCTTGGTTAAAAATCCAACAAACTTTCCTAAACCAGTTCCGAACATTATATAAAGAGCAAGAAGTTTAGGCCACTGGTCTCCTAAAAATCTACCAATTGCTTTGATTTTGTCTTGATTTTTAGAATCACTAAACCAATCTAAGAGTTTAATCAGTGCTCTTCCGACAAAAATAGCAACAAAGAAATCAATAATTCTATCAAGCAAAGATTTAATGGGAGCAATAATCTTTTCTGCTGCCTTGATTGCAAACTTAAATCCCTTCTCTAATTTTGATTCTTTTTCACCTCTCTGTCCTGCTTCTCCGGCAATTCTAGATTTTTCTGCAGAATCCTTTGCAAGTTTATTTTGACTCGTAAGACTTTTAATTATTTCAGCAAGAGCATCAATAATTTCTTTTATATCATTTCCTCCCGTCATCTTATCAGCAGGAGGAAGTGCTAATTGTGGTTTTCCTATAAGTGCCTTTTGTTTTCCTAAATTAATTCCAACTGCACTTCCTTTTTTAAAACTATCTGATGTAATCTTTTTAACCTTAAACCTACCTTTCTTTCCTCTAATCTTTTTATATTCATTCGTAAGAAGTTCTGCCTCTTCTGTGGGAATTTGAGTCTTTGCCATTCTGGCAGCAACCATCTTCTCCTTTAGAAGAGATGTATAAGTATCATAATCAATATCAAAAATATATTCAAGACCCAGCAATCTTAAAATTCTTTCATCAATTTGCTCATCAACAAGATCTTCACCGTCTCTTTTAACGGGAACTATTGATCCTCCTGTTGATGGTTGATTATCCATTTTGTTGTTGTTTGAGTTTTTCTTCTTCTAAATGTTGTTTTAATAATTCAACGTAAATATCTCTTTCCCAAGGTATCATATTTTCAATTTCTGTAAGTGAATATTTATGATACTGCATTAGAGCAAAGTTAAGACGAAAATAATTCTCAAGGTCCATATGGACCAGGGCTATGCGAAAAAACTTGCTAACCCTTCTAAAATAACTTCACTTTCAACTTCAGTCTTTGGATTTGTAACTTTGATTTTATGAGAAAGTCTGGGCATAGTCTCAAAGAATTTTTCAATTTGCTTAAACTGTGAAGAATTTAATTGCTCCAAAAAGTCAATTAGTTCTTTTTTTGTTACATCAGCAGCAATCCACACTTCTTCTTCAGTATAAATTTTATCAATACAAGAAGAAATCAAATCAAAAGATTGATCCATCGTATTATCATTTTTAAAATCAAAGTTAGTCTTAATAAATTGCTCCAAAGATGGATACTTCATTTCCATCATAATTGTAGAATCAATCTTAATTTGATTGGTATGATCTTCGTTCTTTTGAACCTTGATTGAATCCAAATCAATCTTTACGAGAGTATTTGTTTCTTCATCATCTGGGCAGATGATATTTACTTCAATCTCTTCTCCCACAGATTTACCACGAATATTTAAGAACAAATATTCAATATCAAAAGTTGGAAGTGATTCCACTTTAATATTTTTAGTAATAATACAACTCTTAATTACAGTTTTGATTGCAGTAGTAATCTGTTTAGTATCTTCACTCTCTAGTGCAATCAACAGCACCTTTTCTTCTTTAACAAGAAAGGGTCTGTATTTAATTGATTCACCAGTAGAAGGCAACTCAAGTTCGTAAATCGGTGTCGTGGGTTTTGGTAAAGGCATAATGACCTATAGAATTTCAGTTATGATTATTTAGATTAGAATATTGGAGGTTATCTTCGTATTGATTGTTGGAATTGAGTTACTGCAATATCTGCTGCCTCAATTCTATCATTATTTCCTGATGCTAGTGCTTGAGTATATTCAATATCAAGTGCCTCTATATTATCTAATTGTGCTCCTGTAAATGGACTATCTGCTGCTCCATTTGGAGATCTTGATGAAGACTCTGGTGTAGATGGGTAATCTTTAGCCCCGACATAATATCGAATATAACTAAAGGATACGGTACATTTTAGTAATGAAGATGCATCATAAGAAACCGGCATTGATGTGATTGATATTGGATATGAATTCACAAAATTATAAATTAAAGTATTGCCCTCGTGATTAGCACTTGTTTTACTTTTGGAAGTTCTTTCAAATTTAGTAATTTTAAGTCCCTCCGCAGCAATATAATACTCTGGATATTTAACCCGATAAAAATAATTTGAATATGATGATGGAAGTCTACCATCACCTGGTGTAATACTTTCTCCAATAATATATTTAATCCAGGATTCAAAAAATCTAATTGGAAGATAATTCTCGGCATCAACATAAAAAGTAAAATCAATTCTATCATCATATAATCTACGATAGGCAAATTTTTCGGTCACTCCAGTAAAATCACTATTATTTTCGTGAGTTGCTAGTGATGAACCGGGCAAAGTTGCTTCTGAGCACAACAATCTCAACTTTTCTCCATCATACTTCACACCATTAGAAATTAAATATTGTCCAAACCCACCTTTACTTGTACCATACTTTGGAAAAGGTATATTAACAATAAAATGTGATGTAAGTGCTGGTTGAAGTAGATTTGCCTTAATTTTATCTACACTAACTTTTGCAGGCATCTATAAATACTTGTACTTATATATTATGTAGTTAGGAAATGCCAAGAGACGGAAAATACCATCAGGGTAGATTTCACCCTCAAAATCCGCAGAAATATAAAGGAGACGTGAATAATATCATATACAGAAGTTCTTGGGAACTCAAATTTATGCAGTGGTGTGATAGAAATGAAAATATTATGGAGTATGGTTCAGAAGAGTTTTGGATTCCTTATGTTTCTCCGGTAGATAATCGTGTTCATAGATACTTTCCGGATTTTATCATCAAAGTTAAAGAAAGTAACGAAGAGATTAAGACTTATGTGATAGAAGTGAAACCAAAAAGACAAACAGTACCACCTAAACAAAAATCAAGAGTGACTAAATCATATCTTTATGAGGTTCAGACATACGCAGTCAATCAATCAAAATGGAATGCCGCAGATGAATGGTGTAAAGATCGTAGATTGGAGTTTAAGGTAATAACCGAAACTGAACTTGGTTTAAGGTAATGGCAGAAGGTTTCGGTCAATATGTAGGGAAGATTCCTCCCAGAATGGCAGAATTGAGAAAAAAAATCAAGGAATCTGGTAGTAGTGATTCAGAAGACTTGATGATGGTGATTATGGAAGTTTTAAAGGAAGAAGTATTATATCCAGAACCAGGAAAGTTTTATACATTTCTTTATAGACCTAAAACTCCTGAAATAGAATATGATCAGCATCCACTGATTGCCTGTACTTCACTGGAAAGGTGGGGGTTTAGAGGAATGAACTTTCACTGGAGAAAATCAAGGCAATATACCTGGGAAGAAGTTATTGGAAAACTTTATGTGATTAAATATGATGAGTTGGATGAGATGCTCTCTATACCTTATGCAAAATTCCGTCTAAATAAATAAAAAACTATAAAAATGTTTAGAAGAGCAGAAAAATATATTCTAAACGTCCTTCATAGTGAGGAGGTGCTCTGATGGCAATTTATGGTGCTCCGGTAGTATCAGATCCAATAAAAACTCAAATTGATGGTAAAGATTATCACACAATAACTTCAACTAAAGTAACACAAGGAAGTGATGGTAAAGTTAATGGTGGTGAATCAACTATATTATACTCACCAAAACCAGGAAATTTTCTTTTTGGAATTCCTGGCACTGGCGCAGGCGATTATATTCCAGCAGCAACAACAAAAGATGGGGGAAAAACTTGGAACTATATAAAATATAAGCAAGGAGATGATATACCTTCTGGGAAAAAAGTAGGAGATGAAATTTTTGG